GATCTGCATCTGCTGTACAAACCTATTTGCCGGTTGTCCACCAATGTCTACTTTTGTGCCGCCAATATCGCCACCCGCAGTTGCTGGCGGGTACACGTACGGCTCGGCAGGGATTGCCGCGTCTACTCTCCAAATTGGCATCTGCCGCATTGAACTTGTGCGCGTAATGCGCGTCCACGGTTCCGGTTCCGTCGCGTTGTACTGAAACTCCATCAGGCTTGACCAGTTCGCGGTCACCATCCAAGTCTTCAGCGCACCTGGCATCACGCGCCAATCGACCGACTCACAGACGAGGAACGACGCGTTGGCGTCGCAACCTGTGTACCGCGCTTGCACCTTTGGAATGTAAGCGCCACCTGCGCCTGTCTCTGAGGCAGCGACGATGATCGCAATATCTTCCGGGCAAGATTGCACGTCGGCCTCATTGACCGGCACCCACGACACAAGCCACGACTCGGTCATCGTAAAGGGCTGTCCAGGACTGCCCACCTTGTATTGTGGGCCACTAGCGTGCTTGATGATCTTTAGCGCTCCCATTAGTCTCCTTTTACCTTTGAAAACATGGCTTCAAGTGTGCTTCCAATGGCTTGCAATAACGGTGCAGCGCTGACACCTAATACACTTCCAACAGCAGTTTCGGGCCCACTTACTGCGGCTTGCGCCATTTCCGGAATATGCGTCAATGAACCAAGCGCCAAAAGCCCTGCGTCTGCAGCGGCTAATGACTGCGCTTTTGTCTCATTCCATATGGCATTCCGAACAATCATTCCCTCTCCGATTTGCTGTGCATTTTTCAGAGTGTTCAAAGTCTCTTCGGCAATTGCATCTTGCTTAGCACGATCAATACCAGCCTGTGCCGGGCCCATCGCTTGCCCAATTGCTTGATCCGATTGCATTTGAGTCTGCGATAGTTGAGCCGCGCTGTTCATCGCTTCCGGAGACCAAGTATGCGCGAGTTTAGATAGATGGTCGGATCGTTCTCCCATTGCATCCCACAGTTGCTTGGCAAGATCGATTACTTTGGTCGCTCCCATCATGCCAGCCATCATGCTCGTATTGGAGCTGATCTTATTGATTTTCTCCATGGCACCATTCACGCCGGAAATCAATCCGCTCGTATCTGCCGTGATGCTTACCGATGCCTTTAAGTCATTAGCCATGGTGCAATCCTGTGAGGTGGTGCGCTTGTAAGCGCGCAAGCAATCGTGATCAGCAGACTCTCAATCCGTTCCTCCGGCGTTGCCTCACTCATCAGCCCGACTGGCATATCCATTCGGGCTGCTGGAGTCATCCTCCAGATGCGCCTTTCGGCGCTTGAATAGGGCGCTCTTTCATTACCTCCGCGATAATGGCGTTACCAACTTCGACGCGCAAATCTGCAGCGGCTACGCCATCAGCAAGCAATGGCGTACCGTCGGCGCATCTCACGCAAGCCGTCCACCAGTATTGACCACCTCCGGCAATGTCGCGCATTACTGGTCTGCGAACTTGCAACGGCGGTAAGCCTTCAATGTTGGCGTCCCGCCATCCGTCTCCGAGGTATTCGGTTCCGATTGGCATTACGCCTTCGCCTCAGTAAAGTTGAAATTGATGGTTGCTGCGCCCTGCCCGTCGTACGAACGGCTAGCGCTGTTCAACATACAGGTGATGCTGTACCCCGTGCCCGAGTTGCCATCGCTCCAGGCGACAATGGTCTTGGTGTCCGTTACGGTATTGATCAGCAAAGTGAGCGCCGTTTCCGCAGCGGTTGTTGCAAACGCAGTGCAAGTGATCTTGCGCGTGACGCGGCCAGCCATTGCAAGCGTGGTGAGGTCAAGCGTGGTGGTAATGTCGATCTCTTGGCGCGATAGGTCGACGGTGACGTTCTGAACCGGAATGGTTACCGAGTTGATCGTGAGTGTCCCGCCGTAGCCGGCTGTGTATGTCGTTGGCATGGTTTATCCTTCGTGGGTAAGTAGAGTTGTGGTTACGACGATGATCCGTTCCGCATCGCCCGTACCGTCATCCGGTACAGCATCGAGCGTTCTCATATTTAAATCGGTTGGGTGAAACGTCACGCCGTCTTGGTCAAACGTAGTCAAGACGCCTGCCGTGATGTCGTCCGCGATTTGCATCGCTTCCTGCACGGTGGTGGCGACGCATGACCAGTTGATACTGATCGTGACCATGTTGGTCATACCACCAATGGCGTATTGCCAGTTGGCAGAAGTGAACTCGTAAGTGACATACGGGAGCGGATCACCCTGGCGACGCCAGCGCGGCGACACTTCAACTGGCGAAACCGTTCGCGCCATGTAGGTGTAAAGCGCTTCGGTAATGCTTTCAAGTGACCTACTTACGGCCATTTAGAGCCTCCTTGCACGCTTGCAAGATGTAGTCCCGTAGTTTTTGTGTTACGTCGGGAAGCATCCGATTGGCAATAGCGCGAGAACGCCACGCTCCTGCAATTTGTTTAGCCGTAGCACTCTTTCGAGCCACAGCGCGTGCAGAACGCTCTGCAACAAACGATGGCGCTGCATCACGGGCAGCAGCAAACACTGCGCGCATCCGTCCGGCGCGCTCTGTCTTTGGAGCCTTCATCGCTGCTGGACGATTGGCTTTAATAATTGCTTTATAGTTGTCTTGCTCGACTTTGGCATCTTTGCTGAAATTGGCATACGCCTTTGATCCTTTGGCGTAGTGCCGGAATCCGGCTTCAAGCAAGTGCCAAATCTTCTGCCGACCGCCCGCACCCGCTCCGCCGCCCTTGCCATACATGACGCCAACACGGCCAGTGATCCCTGCGCTTGTTCCACCTCCAGCGCGTCGAACATCGATGCGGGTTGCTTTATCGATCGCCCGACGGTGAAGCGGCTTACCGCGATACCCAGCGGCTACCCAAGTTTCACGAAGCGCCGTGCGTACTGGATCAAGCGCCTTACGCATCGATCGCTTAATTACGTTCTGTGCGACTTTGGGCCCAAGACGAGCCAACGCGGCGCGAACATTGCCGTCTACGAACTGCGTCTTCAGGGTTACCTGGGTGGCTTTCACTCGGTTACCTCCGTCGCTTCAATCTCCAAACGTCGGCGCTTCTGATCCCTATCCCAACAGGCGCGGATGTTGAACACGCGCTCGGTGCCGTTGTCCAGGTAAAGCAGTCGGCTGTTGTTGGTCACCGCCGGATGCCAGGCGGCGAGAATGCGCCAATCGGAACGGGCGTTAACGCCAAGATCGTCCACTACTTCGTTTGTCCGCGCCGAGTCAATGTGGCAAGCAATCTTGGCGACGTTCAGCCATGAGACAGATGCCTGGCCTACGTTGTCCACGGTGCGTACTGGGTTCTGCACTGTCATGGAAAGCCTCAGCATCCCGGATGGCACATGGCCAGCCATTACCCGATTCCCTTGCCCATCATGCCGGTGATCCGATCCCAGTAGGTCGAGTCGAGCGCGATGGTGTCATCGCCGCGCTCTGCAACCTTCTGCGCGACGCGGTTTAGTAGCGCTAGCTCGAGCAGCGGGTTGAGGGCGGCGTTGCCGGCTGTCACGGTCAAGGTGACCGGGAAAGTGATGTTGTCGATTTCCATATCAACGTAGATCAAACCGTTGATCATGATCTTGGCGCACGTGCCAGTGAGCGGCACTGTCGCACTGTCGCTGTAGGTGGCCGTAGTGCCGGCTAGATCGCCTTGGCGCTCCAAACGGAGGTAGAGACCGCCGTAGATCGTGACGGGCGCTGAGGGCACCCACTGCGTCCTAGTGACCGTCTCCACGCACCATCCGGTGCGCTCTTCAAGTTCGCGTACTGCTCCTGCCCAACAAATTGCAATAGCCGGATCATCCTCGTTGTGCGGGATGCGGGCAAAACTGCGGACTTTTGCTAGGTCTAGAGCCATTGTTCCTCGCTGCAGGTGGGTAGGGCCGAAGCCCCACCCACCTGAAGGATGAGAGGATCAGAAGTTACGGATTCGTAACGCGGAACTGCACAGCGGCACCGCCGCGGGTGATGTTCGCATTTGCGAACGCCATCGCGGTGTACTTAATCTGACCAGTTGCAGCGGCAGAAACTTCGTCGCGGATCATCGAGATCCCGCCCCACTCACGGATGGAGTACGAGTCACGAATGTTTCCAAGAACGAATCCGCAAACCTTAGCGGATGCAGTTTGCACCAGTGTCGGAACATATTCGGTCACGTAAACTGGGAGACCCAGCAAGGTCAGCCCCATTCCTTCGGTGATGCCCTTGTCTGCGCTTGGGACAAACAGCGGGACTGAATTCACGGTGAGCGCACCGACAGTTGCGTAGACGTCTTGCGGGAAGATCCAAGCAGATCCCGAAGTCCAGTACGACGCTGGCAGAGTCGAGTAGCGCATCGTGTTGATGGCCTTCAGGAACTTGGTGGTATCAGCGGCACAAGCAGTCACCTGCTGTGCGCGTGTTGTTGCACCAGTTGAACCTGCTGGCGTCGACTCACTTGCGTACGTTCCAATGGTGGTCGAAGCGGTATCAAAGATGCCCGTAGGCATGTTGGTGCCGGTACCTCCAATGTAAGCAAATTCAAGTTGGTGACTCAGGGCACGCTGGAGCGTGTCCATCACCTCGGATTCGACGTCAAAATTCGCCATTTTTGCGAGGGTCTGCGTGATCTGCGTATACGGTGAGCAGAGTTGCGGAGCCAAGGCAACTTCAGTCCAGGCGCCATCGGTAGCAACTGCACTGCCGCCTTCTGCGATCCAGCCACCAGTGGCAGTGGATGTTCCCTTGCCATTGGTTGCCAAGGTGTTATAACGGAGCACTGGGTAGCCACTCACGCCGCCCTTAAAGTCTGCAAGGCCGCGCATGATGCTGTTGGCGTCCAGGTACTTGAGGATCTGATCTTCGTAGACCTTAGGAATGAGCACGCTGCTCGATGCGGTCGAAGTTAGCGCACGCGTTTCAGGAGCACGGCCACCGCGCATGTAACCG